ATCGTTTGCTACTGCTGGATGAACACAGACAGTTGTTGGATCTGCATCTGCAGATTCATCTGCGATTATAACATGAGATGCTGCCTGCATCTGCGCTTGTTCTGTCCTTTTAGACAGAACAACATGGTAAAGGACAAATTTACTAATTCCTTTTGATTTCTTATCAACTGGCATAACAAGCACATCTGCGCCTACGCAGATTAATCCAGCACACCCAAGAGCTGGATTGTGGCAGACTTCAATACTACCATCTTCTAATTGTACGTCACACAAGTATGGAGATTTATTTTTCGCAGATGGACGAGCATGTACTTTCGCAGATACAAGTTTGCGTGGAAGGGTATATAAATGTATAGGAGCTAATTGCATTTTATATGGCTTGGATAACTACCAATAGAGCATGCATTTCAATCATTTTTCCGCCAACAAATTAAAGCCTTTCACAGTATTCCTAATAGAAATGGATGTTTATACAAAAGCCCAACTTCAAGGGCTCAAAGATCTATATGTAAAGCATCTTTTTAATGAACAATGCAATAAAGCCATTGAAGAAATTTATAATACAGTTATTGAAACAGCAAAGCTTGGAAAAATGGAATATACTACAAGTATAATTCAGTATCAACTCAAAGATTCTAGTCTTGCGATTGTTATGGATAAACTCAAATCTTTATTTCCTGATGCAAATGTCATGTATATTGATCGTAAAACAACAATTGCACTTTCTGAAAATATGGATTTAAATAAAATGGGGATAATTTCCATTAATTGGATGTAAAAAATTGAATATATTACTAATTATAAAAGATAGTATCCAAGCCTATATAATGAGTTCCAAAGCCGCAGAATATGATTTTGTCAAGCCTGAAAACTGGCAGTTAGGAAGTAAAACACATTTCTTTCTAACTGACTTAGATGGAACACTCGCCGCCTCTGCAAGTGGCAGATTATATTCTAATAGCGCAAGAGATACTGTATTCTTTAGCGGAACTGAGACATTTATTAATAAATATAAAGAAGATGGCTACACCGTCCTAATTGTTAGCAACCAAGCTACCTATAATGAACAAACAAAAGAAAAAATAAGGTATGTTGTAGAGCGCCTTGGAGTTCCTGCACTTGTCGCAACAGGAAAAAAAAGCTCATATCGTAAACCAAGCGGGCTATTATGGCATATATTTATGCAAACTTACAAAATTAATATGAGTACAATTGAAGAACTACATTATACAGGAGATGCAATTGGCTCAGATGATGTGAATCCAGCATATCGATGGGCTTCTTCTGATAAAGAGTTTGCAGCTACAATCAGCGCAACATTTCATCGCCCTATTGATATTATTCCACAATGGTCATATGAACCACTTATTGTAGCTGCTGTGCCAAAAACTATCTATCTCCTAATTGGAACACCTGGGTCAATGAAATCTACAACAGCAGCTCTTCTCCAAGCAAAACTACCAACTGGCTCTTCTATCCATTTAGAACAGGATTACATTGGAGATCGACCACGAATGTTCAAAGCTGTCAAAAAAACTCTAGAAAATCCAGATGTAGATTATGTATTTGTGGATGCAACACATGGATCACTTGCTCGCCGCCAAGAAATTTATAAACTTGCACAAACATTTTGTTGGAAAGTACATATCCTCTGGTCAATTCGTGATGGACGACCTTTCAATGCACTTCGTATGCAACCAGTTCCAGCAATTGCATATAATGTATATATTGGACGATTTGATAATCCAATAAACGATGGTTATCCGGTAGAAATTATCTCCTAAGAATTTGGCATGAAAAATTGAAACAATTAGACTATATTATTTTCATTGTCAACCATTATATATTTTCAAGCCCTTATTGCCATATCTTCTAAAAATGGCAGTTCACGAAGTATTTGAAGTTCGCCCTCTTTTCAAGGAGAATCATCATCAATTCATTGCAGTTATTTCAGCCCCAGAGGTATCATTTAAAACACTCCATTACTTACTAGATATTACAGATACAGAACTAGGCGCTCATCTAATTGAAAAACATGTAGATCAGCGCCGTGCAATCGCAATTGAAGACTGGCTACGCTATAAAGCAACAATGCTTCGTAAAATTATTGGACGACCTGGGGATTTCTCCTTTCTCAAATATAGTCGCAATCCGTCAGTCCCTTATTGGCTTCTAAATGTTATGTATCAGGCGGTTTGTATGCTAGATGCATGGACACTTCTACGGACAACACTCGGGTCTGAGCCAGGAATGCTTCTTTCACATACCCCTACAATGGAACAATTAGAAAAGATAGTGAGTTCATCAGGAGTATTCTATACGCCTGATGAATTTAGCTTTGCACTCAAAACAATGCTCTATATATCAAAAAATGGGTGGAGTTCGTATGTTTGGCGTAATAGTTTGCATAAAATTTATAGGGAGTTTTAGTTTGGCAATGGCGACAACGAAGGAATATCAGCAAAGAAGAATGCATCCTCACTTTCATCATCCACCCTAATTTTTTTAAGGGAAATGGCTATTGGCTTAATATCATGAGTTGTCTTAGGAAGAGTAGGCTCATTATCAAGTACATTGGCTAGCCAGTTTACAAAGGATCCAAAGACAGGAGTTGACTCTACTGTGGCAATTAATACAGCTTCCGTCATCGATTCGCCTGCATCAAGGCGTTTATAAATGAGTTTGCAATAGTTGTACATGAGAAGCATTGCAACAAGGCAGAACACCGATGTGAGACCGATGCTAATAGCCTCGTAGTCGGTCATAGGATGAGGGGCGTCGCGAAAATTCATCTTGAATATTGAGGAAAGGGGCTTGAATTATATTTACACAATGCTTCGCAGTAGGACGCTTCGCAGTAGGACGCTTCGCAGTAGGACGCTTCGCAGTAGGACGCTTCGCAGTAGGACGCTTCGCAGTAGGACGCTTCGCAGTAGCTGCTTTTCAACGCATTCTATGTTTCAATTTTTTTCAACTGTTAGAATGCAACACAACTTCTCTAATAGCAGAACATCATTTGAACGCCTTATTCGCAAAATAGGTGCGGAAAAATATCTCCGTCGTGTTGATATTGTCGGTTATGTTTCTTTAGATATTGAAGCTGTAACAGCGGGGTCATCGGCTCCACGATTAGTGGAGCCTACGGCTCCAGTAACAGCTGCTCTTACAGATAAAATCTATGTAATTTACCCAATCAACGGTGGCTCTATAAATTTTGCAAATAAAGCACAACTTGGTTTGCAACTTTTAAAATTATTAGAACCTGCTGAATTAGATGAGCTTGCGACCCGAATTTGAACGCCTTATCCAAACACTCAACCGCTCTTCATCACTTATTCGCGCAGCTGATAAAGAAGGTTATATTAATTATGCAAAAATAGATAATAAAACGCAGTATAGTATTGTAACTAGTCGTAATAATTGTGAATATGTGTTTACAACAAAAACAAAACTTTCCATGATTTTAAATAAATTACAAGCAGAATTGTTTTCATCTTATAAAAGTGATGAAACATTAGAGCCATTTAATCCACGCGGACCTTATATGTTGCTATTAGCAGCCTCTTCTAAACAAAATGCTTAAACGTTACAAGAATTATTTTTAATAGAAAATGGCAGCACATACCCCGCCAGAAATTATGGATAAACTTAATCAAACAAAATGTTTACGTTTATCAACTCCCCTTAAATTTAAATACACCCATGTTGCTATTATTAATAGCGCTCTCCCTGTAAAAGAGTTCGAGAAAATCCCATATAAATTTATTGTAGTAGGTGGAAATGCGATCGAATCTTTCTTTGGTGCAATTGGATTTTGCAACCGACTATTAGAGCAGTGTATTGGATTTTTCTGCCATTCTATTCAAGAAGTTGTTGCTATAACTGCTGCTATTAAGGAGATTATTCCAAATAATACACACCAATTTAAGTATGCATATGCGCCTTCATTAACTTTAACAGAAGAACAACAGCCTTTCCAGCGTATTTTAGATAAAATGGAGCAATTTGATACACCAGAACAATTTGCAACATCTTGCTATCCTTCTGCATCTATCTGGCAACCAGCTGCTCCTCGATCACAATTCCATATTGTCCTCCAACTCTGGAAACCAACCAGTGAACATCGCTGGAAAGAACTTCAAGCATGCTTATTTAATAATGTAATTAATCCACTTATTAGTAAGGTACATATATTTTTAGATGGAGCAGATGCAGCAGAAGCGTATGCAGAATATCCAGCATCTCTAAAAGCAAAACTGACAGTATTCCCTCTAACAGAAAGGCTAACATATAAATTTGCCATGCAATATATGTCTACTCTTCCATCTGGTGATTATGCAGCTCTTATTAATTCTGATATTTATTTTAATGAAACAATCTATCATTTATGGAATGCGAATTTTAAGAATACATGTATTGCATTACTTCGGTATAATGCCACACTCAATTATGCAATGAAAAAAGAAGGCGCTGCGCAGCCAGAAATTTTTATTGGAAAAACATATCCACGACCTGATAGCCAAGATACATGGATTTTCCAAGTGGATGATTTAGTAGAGCACAAGCAAAAAGAATCATGGGATGAGCTTGATTTTAGAATGGGAATTCCTGGCTGTGATAATACAATTGCTGGCGAACTTATTCGCCGTCGTTGGATGGTTTCCAATCCAGCATTTACAATTAAAACTATACATATTCAAGACGAAGGGATTAGAAATTATAATGTTATGCAAACAGTTTCACTCGGTGTTTATGCATTATTAGCGCCAGTCTCTATTACAGATCCTTAGACAGCTTCAATTTCTTTTTTAATTGACCACAGTTAGTGCTCCTGCAATAACTATACTGCTGTAAAATTCATATATATTTAATACCCAAGCATAGCTTGGGTATTGCTTAAATTAGGAAATTTACAGGACTCATAAAAGCGAGTCTCAGCAGCCGCGGCTCCACAGCCGCCAGGCGCATAATATCGCTCTACAAAGTCGCGCTTGCGCCATTGTAAAACGATAGCACCCCAGAAAAGAGCTCGCCAATTGGCTGCAACAATGCGCTTACGCTCCAGCGCGGCTCGTTTATCAAACGCCTTATAATTCATCAGGCTGCGCTGCGTTAACTCGTGCCATGGCAAAAGTCCTGCAGCCTTTGCTTCATATGCAGGTGCATGCAGCGTATAGAAATGCTTACGCGCCGCAGGATGTGCAAATACCACATCTGCTAAATGCTCCTCCCAACCCAAATAGGGTGTGTGCAGATTCACAATATGATACACCTTGAGTGCATCGCCGATACAATCAAGAGCTAGTTTCAGAGCAGCTGCGGCTGCAGAAGAGCGTGGCAAGAATGCAATTATACGCTGCAAGAAAGCCTCCTTTACTTCTTCAGATGATGCTTGCAACCGCTGCACAAACTGCGGAATGCTTAGAAGAACATGCAAACGCTGTGTAATATACTCAGATCTATTGCTCATTCCCGCAGCATAGAATGGAGCCAACACAGAATTATCTGATGAATACTCATCATGATGTATATGAGAGTCTAGTTTATTATCTATAATAAACTGAATTGCGGCGACATGCACTCTACTAAATGCAGCTGTAATTGCATCTGTTAAACGATGCGGATAGAGCGTCTGTAGCTGCTGCTTAGCTTCTAGAATGGCTGCGCGCGCTTCCTCTGGCATATCCATTTGGAAACCGCTGCACCACGCGCTAAAAGAATTAAAGGTGGCTTGAAGAGACATCTGGTGTTGTTTCCAGGCTTGAAAGAGTTGGGTTACTTTATATGGTCGCATCCGCACACACTATCTAATTGATATGTTTTTCAATTTTTGCAATGCCTATTAATCAAAAATTTTTTTATTTTATTGTATTTTATAGGAAACATTTACTTATAATGCTCATTTCCTACGTTTGCCCAATATGCTTCTTGCTGGTCAATTAGGTATTGACCATAGTCAAAGTTGCCAAAGGAGTCTTGTGGGTCATGACCATCTGGATATTGGCATTCATCATCCTCACATTCCTCTAGCCCAGTACAGTCCTTATAGTACTTGATGAACTGCTCACGAATCTCATCTGTACTCCATGTATAGCCGAGCTTCTCTAACAGCTCGTCATATTCAGCCCCAATGCTACAAGGGCATGTCCAGTTATCACATTGGATAATTGACTGTAGCATCATCTCAAGACGATAGTCATCCTCCTCATTGTTGCATCCAAAATCATGCACGTGAGAAATGACTCCAGGACACTCCACTTCACAAAACTCCTGGAAACCCTCACGGCACGGAAAGCAGTTGCAGGCTTTAGTAAGACCAGGGGCTTGCTCGGCGGACATTTTGTGCGGGGGGAAATGGCTTGATAAATTACGCGTGCACGGCGTTCCGTGCAGCTTGATAAATTACGCGTGCACAGCGTTCTGTGCAGCTTGAAAGTATATATACGTACCCACAATATCCTTCTAACTGCTCATTGTTCAATTTTTCCAATGAAAAATATTGTCGTCTTTTTTTGAATATATATTTTTGTTGGATTACTTGTTTTTTTAGACAGAAACACCAGTCGCCATCTCATTGCTAGTCTTGCTGCGGCTCATGGCGCGCTCAAAGGTGAGGGTGCAGCCCCTGTAAAGGAGTCCATTCGGCATTGCATTTAGGACTGCATTGACCTGCTTGCTCTCCAGAACACCAACAAAGAGCGGACCCTTTGCAGGCTTATAGACATCCACAATAGTCGCGAACTCTGCAAGGAACTCGCGCAGGTCGCCATAGAAGGTCTTGCACTCATGTGGCAGCCCCTTGATGACAATGGAGTTGTCCTTGATCATGCAGCTGCCCTTATTGAGTAGCCCTTGAAGTGTATAGGGCTTTCGCTTGTTGCGAGGAACTTCTAGCCAAGCTTCACACTCGCGCTGGCGCGCCTGGCTCGCCTCCTCACTCTCATCTAGCGTGAATGCAGCAGGCTCAGGAGGGGGAGGAGGTGGTAGGGCTGCTGCGAGAGCAGCCGCTTCAGCTGCTTCTTCAAGCTCCTCCTCTGTGGGCGCAGGTGCCTGCTTGAAGAAGTCAGGATCGTCGCGCTCGCAGTAGTACCACCACGGACGTAGATTGTTAATAAGGTCATCACGAATCATCATAGACGTTGCATCATCAGCAGCATCCATCATAAATGCGTCAAACTCAGTTACACCCCACATATAGGCATAGCGCTTGCTATTCACAATGCGCGGCTTAGGGGGCTGGATAAGAACTTCGACAGACATCTTGTAAAGGAAGGAAAGTGGGCTTGAATTGGTTACGCAAATACTTGTATAATGAGTTGCGCACTATTCCCTAATTGCACACTCTCATTTCATTTTTTCTCGCCACTCTTATTAATTAAAAATGGTTTCATTATAGTCTCTAATAGTTCCCTATAGATTTATAGGGTTAGGGAGATAATACCCTTTCTTTACAAAATCATCAATGATTGCTTGTAGGGTAGGCGTATCAAAGTTCTGGGTATTATAGAGTGTTAGTTCATCAGTACGTCGCCATGGAAATGTATTTAGGATCGTCTCTGTTGCCATCATTGGCGAGTTGATAGGGCATGAAGCAATAACACGTGCTTTGTGGTTGGCAATCACAAAGAGAGGCATGATGGTGGTTGTTGGGTTTCCCACATACTCGTCCTAATAGCTGGTCGTTTCAAATTTTTCCGCCACCAATTAAAAGTATTTTTATTTTTTTTTGTTTGGGTGCAGCGGTGCAATTAGATGAGCAGCTTCTCCAGTGTAGAGAGGCGCTCAAGGAGCTTGGCATTGGCTGCTTCTGATGCCTCCAGTCGCTCCAGCAGCTTGGCATTCAGCTCATCCGTCTTGTTGAGGCGCTTCTCAAGAGCGCCGGCGTGGATGAGTCCTGCAGCCATTGCGAGCTGGCGCTGGTCTGAGAAAGCAGCGGCTTCCTCAGCAGCTGCAAGGCGAGCCTCCAGGGCGGTGATACGCTCTAGCTTCTTGGCTTCCTTGTTCACTAGCTTCTCAAGCTGGAATAGAAGATCTAGTTGAAGCTTTTGAAAACTATCACGACCTTGGTGAAAAGGGTCTGGTTCTGGGATTTTCTCATGTTTATGTGGAACAAATAAATGTACATTGAGTTGATAATTTCCTGCATAAAGTCCTCTACGCAATACTGGATTTACATAGAGGTTTTGGATATCCTCATGTGTCCAGCCTGGTAGGAGGGCTGAGAAGTGTTCCCATGCGCTAAGATGTACAGCATGCATTGCCTCAAGCATTGCATCTTTATTAGCATATGCAACCCATGGTGCAGTCGTAATACGGCGGTATGCGACACCCGCCTTGAATGTCTCATCTAGCTTCCTAATTGCAGCAGTCATGAATGGGGTCTCCTCCTCTGTGCAGCCAGAGCTTGCATAGCCCCACGGGCAGTTGGCAATATCATTGGCGGACATCTTGAATGGAATGGCTTGAATTGGTAATAGTCGATCTTACACACAGTCTGTCGTGTGGCTTGCTTCAACCATCCCTAACAGCCACGTTTCAAATTTTTTCAGCGCAAATAAATAAAAAAAATAGCAACCAGGGGGTGTGGGGGAGGCTTGCGTCCCCCACTACAATCAAAAATTTTTGTCTTTTATTTTTGAGCCGTCTCCCGCGGCGTTTGGTCATGTTTCTATTTTTTTTAGTGGCGGCGCTTTATAGATGCTGCACAGCGCCGATGAAGGAGGCGAAGACCCAGACTAGGGCGACGTGCGCCATCGCCTGCTGGTGGAAGTGGATGAAGGCGGTGATGAAGAGGACCATGCAGATGGTGTGGAAGGCGCCCCAGAGGTGGCTGACTAGTGCGCGATGCCCGCTGAGCTTGTAGTCCTCGTGTGCGATGTAGCCCCACATGCCCAGGATGGTGGCGACGACGCCGCCCCAGAGGATCTTGGTCTCGTGGCGGAAGATGAAGCGCAGCACGGGGATCGTCCAGAAGAACATGGCGTACTCCACGAAGAGGAGGACGGCGAGCCCCGCCACGCCGAGCCCTACGTTGCGCGCCGCCCTCTTCCACCAGGCGGCGTCCATGCGCGGCCAGATGGGGTAGGTGAGGACGAGGACCATCAGGAGCATGGGTGTGAAGAGGAACGCCATGCCAGCCAGGACTTCTAGAGCGGGGGTAAAGGGGGTGGTCATTTTGGTCTTGAAATGGGTGGCTTGAAGGGGCTGGGAGATGAGACTTACACAGGGGGTTCGTCGGCTGACTACTAACTCGCTGATGCTGACATTCCCTCTGGGCAGTTTATAACTTCAATTTTTTTTCATATTTGATATATGTACAGGGGCATTTTGCACGTACGCAGGGGTGGTTATAGTGGCAATATCAATTCTGAAAAAAAATTGAAATTAGGGGGTTGCTGAACTCTACAGTCGGCATTGGAGTACTAGTAGTCAGTAGACGAACATCCCACGTAAGACCACATCTAGAACACTTTCAAGCCCATTTACCGTTTTCAAGCAAAATGTCCGATTCTGAGTCCGTTTCTTCCGCATCCACCGCCGCCGCCCCTACGCTGGCAGAGCTCCTGAAGGAGGCTCGCAACTTCCACAAGAAGGCTGAGACCCTTCTGAAGGAGGCTGCGAAGGCTGCTAAGGGGGTCAAGGTCAGCAAGAAGAAGCCCGCCGGCGAGCGCAAGCCTCGCAAGGTGAGCGAGGGTCAGCTGAAGTGGCAAGCATTCCAGAAGTTCGTCTGGGCGGAGCTGAAGGAGGAGAACCCTGCAACTGCTTTCAAGGAGGCGATGAAGGCTGCTGGTCCTCGTTGGAACAAGGGTGCGCCCGCCGATGAGGATGATGCAGCCCGCTTCGAGGAGTGGTTGGAGGAGAATCCCCTGATGACCCCCGAGGAGGCGCTGGAGGCACGCGAGGCGAAGCTGCAGGAGGAGAAGGAGGAGAAGGAGCGCAAGAAGGAGGAGCGGGAGGAGGCGAAGGCGAAGGCGGCGAAGGAGAAGGCGACCAAGGCGAAGGCGGCGAAGGCTGCTGCGCCCAAGACGCCCTCTAAGCCGACGAAGTCTGCGTCTGTCGCAGCCCCTAAGAAGGCTGCGAAGCCCGCCGCCAGCGACTCTGAGTCCGAGGAGGAGAAGCCGAAGGCGAAGCCCGCAAAGGCGGCGCCCAAGGCTCCTAAGAAGGCAGCAGCCGCCGCGTCCGACTCCGAGTCTGAGGAGGAGGCGC